GATTCTGCAGCATACTGTAGCCAAGACATAGGTTGGGCAGAAAGTTGAGCTAGTCTCTGTTGCTTTATTCTTTCTTCTTCCATACCAAACCGTTCCTGTTCCCAAGCCATTTGTTCTTGGGAAAGATTCTGTTGATATTCCATCATCTGTTGCTGCATTTCCATCTCACGCTCGAATTGAGCTTGGGCTTGAGCCTGCTGCTGTCTCTGGAGTTCTAGTTCTCCCTCTCTCCACTGAGGAGCACCCGCTCCTTCTCCTTCTGCCCGTCCTAAAGGCATCCAACTTTCTGTGCCATCAGCAAAGGAAGTTACCATATATAACCAACCGTTGCTTTCTTCAGTTCTAGTTCCTGCAACATTTGTTCCTGCTTCTGAATCGGCGGAAGCTGATTCGGCTTCATTCCCTAACTGACCTGCTCTGCCAAGTCCAGTTGAATATTGCCTACGTTGTGCAGAAGTCATCTGCCAAGGTGACATTCCAGCTTGCTGTTGAGCTACTTCTGCTGTTCTTGTTCCTGCAAGAGACCGCTGCATCTGTCTTCTTGGTGCATTGGCTTGTCTCATCCAATTAGAGCCTGCCCAACCAAGAGTTCCTGCTAGGGCAGCACTCAGGGCAGGAAGCCAACTAGGAGCAGATGCCGCTCCCAATAAAAGTGGTAATGGCATATTATACCTCCTGTTCCATTGTTAAGACTTTTTCATATTCTTTATTAAAAATAAGTCTACTTAGAGGGTTTGGTTCTTCCCCATAAACTTGTGATAATAGCGTCCTATCTTGGTCAGTCCAAGTTTCATAAGGCTTGCCAATAAGTTTTTCAGGATTGCCAACTGCCTCAAATTGCTCTGTAATCTCTTCTAGGTATTCATCGGCAACTTCAAGGAGTAGAGTAAGAGTTTCGTCAGTAACTTTTATAAACTCGTCTTTTTTCATTCTAATACATTCCATATAGTTGTTTTTCTTTTACTTTTTGGGAAGAAAACCAACTGTTGTATAGGAAAAAGTATATTTTCATTTGCTTTGGGCCGTTCTCCATTTATACTTATTCCTTTATCATTAAGCCAACGTCTAAGTTCTCCATTACTAGGGCAGCGTATTCCATGTTCTAAACTTTTAGGTAAGTACTTTCTAGGAAGATTCTTTAAGTATTCTAATGCAGTCATTATTCACCTAGTTGATTTGGCTCATATTCTTTTCCCCAAAAGAAATGTCCAAAGATATAACCGATTGTAAAAATAATCCAAGTAGTCAACAAATCCCCACCGAATTTGCAAAAATAATAACCGCCTATAAATAGAAGGACGATTGGTACATATTCTATTTTATGCCAAGCATCTCTTGATATAAATGTCCAAGGTCTGCCACCGACAAGACTCCAAAGTTTCTTATATAGATTGTAGGTTTTCCACGCTTCCCAGTTCATCTATCTCGTAAACTTTCTAAATGTTTTTTGACATTACAGTTAAAGCATAGAACTTGGTAGCCATCCGGATAATCATTCTTTTTTAACCAACGATTAAAGTGGCTGCTACAAATACCTAATTCCCTGCGGTGTTTATTCCCGCCACCATTTATATGGTCAATAGTAAGGACATCAGTATCGATTATGCCACATCGAGAACAACAAGGTACAATCGTAATAGAATAATATTTTAATGCTTCTAGTTTATTTTTTCTATCCTTCTCTCTACTACGTTCTCTAGATTTCTCTAAATTGTTGTAATAGTATCTTTGTTGCTGCAAATGAAATTGTTCTTTGTGTTCTGCGTAATATTGTGGGTCATAAGTATTAGGCATAAGTTACTCCACCTCCTCCCTGTCCCTGTGTCGGAGACATAGGAGTTTGGCTTCTCATCTGTTTCATTCTATTCTGCATCTCTTGGGCAGAACCAGGAGGTGCTGTCTGAGGTACTCCAGTCGTCATTCTTCCAGGTATCTGCCCCTGCATGGGTTGGGCAGGTTGTGGAGGTGGTCTTTCTCCTGAAGCTACCTCGGCCATTTCTCGTCTACTCACAGCTAAACTAAGTCTACCAGCAATATACTGTTCTAAGACCTGAATTACTGTTGGGTTATTCTTTATTTGTTGTTTTATTTCTTCCCGTTCCATGGCAATTGGGTCAATATTGCTCATTTGCTGCCTGGCCCATTTTACGGGGGCAATACCAGACTTAACTAATCGTTCTAAGTCATCGTGTCTACGGTATTCGTCTTCTTCACTAATAGGGGCAAACTCCACGTAGAAGGTAAATGGTTCTTTCATCTTGTCTTTTTTAATCTCAATATCGAACTCATCTGTGGGAGTCTTTGCCCATACATTTATATCTCCAGGCACAACATTTTTCATTATTCTTGCGCAGTTTGACAGAACTTTGGCAACACCGTGTCTAAAAGCTTCATTACTATAAGTGTATCTAGCCGAGGCTTCTGCAATTAACAAACGTCTATCTGCACCTGAACGTACGCCCGATTCTCCCATACCACGAACTGACGCTGGAGCAGCGTGGGCAGATAAATAGTTTGCTGCTACACTAAGCCAAGTCAATAGGGCATCTGGCGGAACTTTCGGAGCCATATCTGTAATTTTTACTCCAGCGGGTAACGCATTGTATTCACCAAATTTCTGGAAAATATCGGTTACACTCTGAGCATTGTCTCCTTCTAAGTAACCCCAAGGCCATGCCTGTTTCTTTAAGATAACATCTCCAATAGAATAGTTCCGTGACTCAGAAAATAAAAGGTCTCTTACATATCTTAAAACGCCTACATAACGCTTTTTAAGGTCGTTGTCAGAGGACACATTACCAAGACCCGTGTCTATTGGAGTATAGGGAATAAAGCCATAACTATGTTTAGCTACACCCCCACCTAATTTTATAATTGGCTCTCTATCATAAAGTTCACATCTGTAGTTTTTAGACCAGAATGAAACATGAGTAACACGGTCAGAAATCTTCTTTGATTCTGGATTAGTCCAGTGGGTAAATTGATTTTTAACATCGAAGCATAGTTCTTCACGTGTTTCAAATACAAATGACCCACCTTCATAATAAGGGTCGAGCATAATATTTCTTGGATGAACTGCTTGTATAACTATTGGTATAGAATCATAGTAATCTGAACGCCACTGGTCAATTCGGGCAGCATAACCATCATCGGATTCTCCTTGTTTACGTTCAGGTCGGTCTACAAATCGGTCAGCATCCCAAACTGTCTTGAAAACACATAGTCCATTTGACCAGTAGTGCTTTGCCCCGACACGAAGGGGTGAAATACTGGCTTCTACATTATTCCTGTAGAGAACACCAATACCAAATTTTCGTAAGAGGTTCATCTCTTCATCCGACTTCTGCGATTCTCCCTTTTTGTTTACCCAAACCCGCACATTATAAATATCTGTGTGGTCTGTGCAGGTATCTACAAGGTCACGGGCAGTCGGAAGGACAATGCCCTCTTTTTCAAACTCCTTTGGTAGTAATAGTTTATCCTTAAAGTCTAATTCATACAAGGTATCGTCTTCATCAAAAGTATTATAAAGACCCGACTCCGAATATCGTTTTACACAGTCGTCATAAAGCTCAAGAATTTGTGCTACAGTGGGTTTACTACTTTTACTCGGCACGCTTCATCCACCTATATAAAATTTTGTCTACATCTTTACTATCAAAGTTAATAGATTTAATAGGCTCAGTAGGCATTGGCCTCTGAGTAGGAAAACCGTACCTACTTGTTATTCCCCAAATAGCATATCTCATGGCATCTACACAATGGTCATTATATTTGACTGGTTCAGATAGGAAAGATTCTTCTCCTGTAGCATCCTTGTCTTTTTTCCAATGGTAATTTTGTAGTTCTGTAATTAAATGTGAACTCGATTGTGGAACATACAGAGTCTGACGCTGACAAAGGTCAATACTTTCCTTAACTCCCTTGATTCCTTCAAAAGCCATGTAGCCTGCCCTTTGAATTTCAGCTATCATCTGCTTTGCTGACGGGTCAGCATATATATCTCCCCGCTCCTCATGTGAAAGAAACGCAATAATATCAGCGTTAGTCATTCCTGTCTGATAAAGACGTTCTTCCAGGTAGATTTTATCACCTAGGAGATATACTTTTACAATAGCTGTTGGATTTACAAGCCCAAAATCTAACCCATAAACCCACTTTGCCCCCGTCATTACGGGCAGTTCTGGAATTACCTGATAGTTACTATATATTTTTCCTTCTAGCAGACCCCATTCACCAAGAACATAGACTCTATAGGAGTTTTCATCTTGGTTAATCAGGTCTACGAGCATCCTAATATAAGCTTCGTTTAGATAGGGATTGTCTAAGTATGTTGATTTGATAATTTCTACATCAGTTTCCTTGGATGCACGGGTAGCAATCCAGTTATGGGCATCCACAGGGTTCAAACTAATGTAAATGTGGTTCTGCTCCTGCCCTTTTACCTGTCCAGATAGACGAAGTTTTAGGGCAGTATAATCCTCGTAGGTAAACTCGTTGCCCTCTTCCATCCAGATGTAGTTGAACTCAGCTGATTTTATCTTTTCAGACTCATCCAATCCAAAAAATTGTACTTTGTTTGTGCCGTACTCGTAGGTGTTGTAACTCTTGTTATGTTTGGCTTCGTTGTAGACACCATAGGCTTTCAACAGAGTTAAAAATCCAGCTGGCCCCCACATTGCCGTCATTCGTAGGGCAGGAAAGGTCTTTCGACAGATTCCAAATAACTTGTTTTCCTCTGTCATTAACTTTTCAATAAGAAGTTGGGCAATAGAATATGACTTACTTGACCGTGCTCCCCCAACATTGATAATTACTGTTGCTTTTGAAGAACGATTACGAGTAAATATATTGGTATATCCAATTGGTTTGACTATTTCGTTATCGGTCATTTACTAGCAGCTGTCGTACACGTTATAGTATAATAAGGATAAGTTGGATAATATGGATAACAAGGATAATAAGGATAATAAGGATAATCAACTGGTTTGTAGTAACTTCTGCGTTTATTATTCTCGCAAGTACTACACTTTTTGTCATAGTCAAGACATTTGTCTTCGTATGGGCAGTCTACTAGCATAGTATTTTCCCCCTTTTGGGCATAAAAATGTTTTAGTCCAGGCTCCCACCACTACCTTTTTCGGACTATAAGTTTGTCCCTATTCCGAAGAATCTCGGTTCCCTTTTTTAGTTTTAGTACTATATGACCTGTTGCAAAATTCGGCTTGATTTCCACGCCTAACCAATTCGTTTGCCCTATCTGATGGTCTAGGTCACTTTTGAAGTCTCGGCTTTCGTTAATGGTTCAAAATTTGGGCAGTTAATTAGTGTAACTTGTTCAAATTGCTTGCAAGCTTTTTTACACTGAGCACAGACTTTGTTAACTCCATCAAGCATAGTCACCCTCTTTAATTTCTAATACTTCGCCTTCTAATATTTCTACTGTTTTGTTTTCTAGTAATTCTTGGGCAGGCACGAACATAAGTTTTACGGGCAGTTCCCCTTCAATCTTGTGCCTCTCGGCAACTCGACCATCTATCCTGTCCAGCATCTCTTTTGTTGCCACAATGTTTCCAAGTCTGCCCTCGTTTACCAAAGCTATGACAATCTGTTCGAGTTGGTCTGGATGCCTTCGTAGGTATGCCTTCAGGGTCTCGGTAATGCTAATGCTGCCTGTTGGTCGTCCATCAGGGTTGCCAGACTGCCCAGGCTTCCACTTGTAGGGGGCCAGATGGTCAGCTTTGTGTGGGTCTTTGACTTTGAATTTATCTTTATATCTGACGTATCGTTTGTCTACCATGTTTCCTTTTATGTTAAGTTACTAAAAAATTGAAATTTTTTTGTGCGTCATCAACAACCCCAAATAAGGAACAACCGCCCAGCCCACTTCCC